GAGGGCGTAGGCGATCGCGCCGTTACCGAGCATCATCCCCCTGTAGTCGGCCCCGGCGTTCGCAGTCGGGATATATGAGGACACATGGCAGTTCACGCCAAAGAGCTTTCCTTTCATGCTCGAGCCCAGAGCGGAAGTCTGCTCCTGGTTCGCGGCGATGTACTGACCCGGCCCCGTCTCCGCGCGGAGGCTGGACATCAGGTCGTTGTACTGCTGCGGGTGCAGGATCACGTCGTACTCGCCCATGACGCTCTGAAGCTGCAGCGCGAAGATCGCCGAGTAGAACGTATCCGTGGTCATGTCCACGCCCGTGCTGCCGACCTGCGTGGAGAAGCCGCTGGAGAGCGCGCACGCGAGCTGATTGAAACGGCCGTTAAAAGCCGCCACCATGGCGTTCGTGAGGCCGTCGAGGTCGACGCCGCCGGGCACCGAGTTGCTGACGCGGGCCAGGTCGGTCAGGTCATAGCGGAGGGCCTGACGGGCCACGACCACCGTCGCCGCAGCGGAGGTGATCGAGGTGTTCGACACGGACACGCCGTCACCGGGGGCGCTCATGATGTCGGTCCCGTTGAGGCCGACCACGGGCACCTGGATGGAGTCGGAGCCGGTGCCGTTGACCGACCCGACGTTGAGGAAGCAGGGCGCGTTGCGGAGGCTGCCGGTGTCGGCGAGCTTCATCACGATGCTCTGGTAGAGAACCGCAGCGACGCGAGCGTTGCCGTCGAGAGCGGCAAAATCGATGTTGGCCATGGTGGCCTCCTAAAGAGGTTCGAGGTTTGCCGCGCCTATCGCTGATGACGGGAGTTCGGCCCGAGCGCGTGGGAGTGTCCTCCCACGGCTACCTTACGCCGCTCCGTGACAGACTGTCAAGGCGTGCGGATCGCTGCTTGGATGGCGGCCGCGTTCGCCTTGTACTCGGCCGGCGTGAGGCGCATGATCGACTCGGGCGTCCACGTGGTGGTAGCCGGGGGCGTCTGCGTCACCGTGCCGGCGTTGCTCTTCGGGAGCGGGGCTCCCATCGTGGGAGCGGGAGCGGCTGCGGGGGCCTCGGCGAGGTACGCGCGCACAGCCTTCGGGAGCGCCTCCTTGTTGGCGAGCCACTCCGCGAGCGGAGGACGGCCCTCGCTGGGAAGTCGGCTGTAGGCGTGCTGAACGTACTCCATGCCCTCGGCGTCGGTGATCCCCGCGGCCGAGATCTCGCGCTCGATGCGGAGCGCCTCGCGCTCTGCCTTGCTCGCGGCCTTCACCTCGTCGACCTGCGCCCTGTACTTCTCGGCGCTCTCGGCCAGCGGCGTCAGCTCGCTGACGCGGCCCTCGAGCTCCTTCACGCGAGCGAGCAGCTGCCGGATGCGCGCTGCCGCTCCGCTGTCGCTACCCTCGGTCGTGGTCGTGGTGGTTCCTTCCTCGCTCATTCTTCCTCCTCGCGTGCGGCTTGCACGCGCTCCCATACCGTTAGCTGTCGTCGTGACCATGCCCTGCCGGGCGCGCCGCCCCATAGGTCCCACGCGATTCGGCCGGGGCTCGGATAGTCCGGATGCCCTGGCTTCGCGGCTGGCGCCTCGAGGTCCACCGCGTGGCGCGTGAAGTAGTTGACCATGCGCTTGATCGTGTCGATGCTGACGACGTCGCGGCCGGCAAGCTGCGACGCGCGCCGGGCTCCCACCGCGGTCCCGCCGCGGCCATACTTCTCGCGATTGGCGATCCCTCGCTTCGCGACGGCGGCGACCTCGACGGGAGCACGGAGCTCAAAGCCCATGGCGCGCTCGTCGCGGAGGAAGCGCCTATAGACCTCGGGGTGCTCCCGCTTCAGATAGTCGCGCTGCCGGTCAGAGATGAACGGCATCAGGTCGCCTCGGGCGCCGTGATGGTGAAGGACCCGCCCACGTCACCCATGAGCGCCTCGGCTGCGTCTGGCGCCATGTTGAAGAACTGCACGAGCATCTGCACGCCCGTAGACCTCGGGAGCTCGCCCTTCGCCACCGACGTGATGATGCCCTGCGCCGCCTGCACCTGCGCGCCGTTAAGCGCGACTGCGGAGGCCGGTACCCCTGCGGACGTGGCCGCTGCTGCCACGCTCTCCTCGGGAGCAGCCACGCCCTCGGGCGCCTCGTCGTCCATGTCCTGATCCTCGTGGATCTCGACCTCGGCCTCGACCTTCGGACCGAGCCCCAGATAGCCGCGAGCCTCGCGGAGACTCTCGATCACCGCAGCGATCACCTGGGCGTTGGCGCCGTCGAGGTCGAGAGCGGCGAGGGCCTCCTCGGCCGCGTCGAGCTCCTCGCCGACCTCGGACATAGCCTCCGCGTGCGTGGGGGATACATCGGGTGCGGCCGTCGCCGGTCGTACCTCCAAGTCTCCTTCTTCCGCGGCCGGCGACGCGCTTACCATCCGAGACTCTGCCATCTTCGCCGCGGCGATCTGCTCGAGGCGCACGACGGCGTCCTCGTGGGTCAGCGAGCCGAAGAGCCTGAGCGCCTCGACCTTGTCCATGAGGCCGGCCTCCATCATCTCCATGGCGTGCGCGCGCCGGCTGGCGAGCTCCTCGGGCGAGAGCGGGATCTCGCGGTAATGCACCGAATACCCGCCCTCAGGAAACTGCGTTCCCATGGCCCGATTGTAGAGCGTGGCCGAGATCGCCACGAGGCGCTCGTCCGCGTCCCGGAACTGCATGACGTACTTGCGCTGGGCCGTGCGCTTGCCGTCCTGCGAGAGACTGATCGCATACCCGCTCTTCGCGCTGCCGCTCGTGCGCTGCAGGTCGGTCGGCGCGAGGCCCGCGTCGGTCGCCAGCCGGTGCGCGATCGCCGCGATCGTCGCCTCGATCTTCTCCACGTCCGCGCCAGCCACGAACTGCCCCACTTGCGGCTGCTGCTCCATGGCCGCGTCGAGCATGAGGATGGTCGTCGGGTCGGTCACGACCTCGACCCGCTGCCCACGCGACCCGCCGTCCACCATGTCCGACCCGGCGATACGCACGCCGATCGCGTACCGCTGGGGAAACGATGCGTCGCGAAGCGTGTGCGCGAGGAAGCTGTAGTATACCGCGAGGTTGAGCGAGCCCTCGTAGAGCTCCACGCCGTTAAAGGCATCGAAGAGCCGGTCGCCGTAGAGGCTTGCGTGGTACAGCACGACCGGGAGGATCGGCGTCCCATCGGCGCGACGGTAGGGGTACGCCTCGCCCGAGTACGTGCCGCCGAGGACCTCGAGGGTCACGTCCTCGCCCATGCCGCCGTCCTTCGCGATCCGCACCGTGTAGGACGGGTTCGCCGGGTCGCGAATGTCCAGGACATCGTAGGCCCACTGCGCCTCTCCTCGGATGTGGCGCAACCGGATCTCGGCGTAGGCCAGCGGCGTCGTCGGCCGGCTAGGGTCGGCCTCAGCGATCGTCATATCGGGGGACACGGGACGGTAGATCAGACGGCCGTCCTCCACGTCCACCCGCATCCACATCTCGCGAAGCGCGATCACCATGGATTGAAAGCGCCCCATCTGGGGCCAAAGCCCAGCACGCGCGATCAGGCCATTCGACCCGCAGAGCTCGTCAACAGCCCCGCCAGCCGTGTTGTGGGAAACGTCCGGGGGGGCGTCATATAGGGTCGCTAGCTCGCTAGCCACAACCTTAAAGGCGTTGGTGCTTACGTCACTTACCCCCCAGGCTTGCCGACGCGTGCTGCCGAGCTGCATCTGAAGCCGGTCCTCTAGGAGGCGCTGCCAGCGTCCCTCCATCAGCGCCCGGCGGTGGCGGCTGTGCTCCCACCGCGACGCCTCCTCTGGGTTCGTCGGAGACGGCGGCTGCGGCATCTGCGTGTAAGCGTACATGGACCCCCCACTAGCCTAGTCTTATCGTACTCGGCTGGTAAAGTCGCCGGGTGTAGAGCTCCAGACAATACCTGAGCGCGTCGATGCTGTGCTTGTGCTCGCTCGCCTCGCGGCCGTCGAACTTCTGCAGGTCGTCGATAAGCCCGCGGCACCGCGGGTTGATCGAGAAGTCCCCGCGCAGCATTGCCGCGGAGAGCACCCGATAGCCCTCGAAGACCGAGCCGCGGGGCTTGTACGCCGTATTGATGCGGAACGGGAGGCTCCCCGTGGGCAGCCGCAGCGCCCGCTCGAACGCCGAGCCCAGCATAGCGTTCGACTTCAGCGACCCGTTCTTCTTTCCGTACACCTTACGGTCGCCAACCCACCGGTCAACGTTCTCCCATCGAAGCCCGCACCGTTTCAGCATCCCGAGGATCGCCGCGGCGTCCTGATCCGGCGTGGTCATGCCGTCGCTCAC